TTCCATATCATGAAATGCATATGGTGTTTTAGGAGGTCCTTCTCCGCCATCTAAATTACCTGTTGCACTTGCCTCATCTAATTCTTCTTCTGCTTTTTTAGCTTCTTTTATATATTGCTTAAATTTGTCTAAATAATCCATTCACTTATCCCTGTTGTACTTTGAATACATATACTGGCGATGTTTTAGCTGCTACTTCTTTTGTCGCAATATCGTATATAGTTTCTTTTGCTAAATCAACGCCTGAAATTCTTCCTCCACCCCAAACGTCAATATGAGTTCCACGTATTTCTGCACCATCTGCTAACATAAACGCTCCATATCCTTGTTGAGAACCTGTAAATGATGCTGTTGTTCCTGCGGCTACTACTATAACACTATGATATTTACCTGGAATACCAAGCCTTCTTTCTGCAGATGCTGATGGCTCGCCAGCATGGCCTCCTGCCCATCCTGCATGATTTGTTGGATTAGCACTCATTATTTAGTCTCCACATTTTTAAGTTCTTTAATTAATTCATGATATTTTAATAATGTTAAAATATGACGATCTTTAATAGAAGCTGATTTAGCTATTGTGTTTAGCATATTAGTTACTTCTTCTAATTTAATTTTTATAACTTTAGAACCTACTCTACGTGAATTACGTGTTAATTCTTTTGAAATAATTGGTATCTCAGATTGAATAAATTCTTTTAGAGATACTGTATTGGTAACGTTATTTATATATTGTCTTAAAATGTTTTTTTGATTTTCATTTAATCCTTTGTATTTATCATTAAATTTATCAATTAACATTTTATATGATAATAATCTGACATCTTTTGGTTGAACTGAATATTCTTCTTTTATAACGTTTCCTGTCTTTTTCTTTACAGGATTGCTAAGAGCATTTCTTAATACATGTTCTACTAATGTAGATTTTGATCTAACTATTTGAGCCGGATTATCAACTTCTGCGTATTCAAATAATTTGAATATAGATGCAAGAATTGTATAATTTGATACTCTTGCTTTGAAGAAATTTTCAACTATAAATTGATCATTAATTTCTTTTATTAAATTATATTTTTGTCTTCGAAGAGCTGATTCGTTTAATGACTTTCTTGCAGACACACATGCTTGAAGAAATTTTTGTGCGCTTGTTTCAGTCTTAAATTCTTCTTCTTGTAATGATCTATATAATTGTAGCTCTTTACCTAGTTCAGTACCAGATTTGAAATGTCTTTTAATAATAGGCAAGGCTTTTGTTTTACGACCATGCATGGTATCAGCCGCAACTTGACGTACGAGCATTTCAAAAAGAATACCAGTATTTTTATATTTTGAGTGCTTAATCTTTTTCATTGACATACTGTCCCGTATTACTATAATTTTCTTTTTAATAAATATGTAGATTTCAAAGAATCACTACGCTTTTTCATTACTGATCAGGTTCTTTTCATCTAAAATAGTTCCTTTATCAGAATCTTCATTTTGATCTGATAAACTTTCTTTCAAAATCTTTGGAGATTTTTGAATCTTTTCTAATTGTTTTATAAAAGCTTTTGTCTCCTTTGACTCAGTACTTAATGGTCCGCCGCCTCTATATTTATGCTGTAATGGTGATTTATCAGCTGCAAAAGTTTTATCTAATGCTTTTGCTCCTAATGGATCTCTACCATAATCAGAATTTGCTCTTCCAAATGCTCCATATTTTTTTGGTCTTCCTGGTCCTGCTACTGGATTATCAGGTCCTTCATTTTGTTTACCTGGTATATCATCTTTGCCTTGCATATGCATAGCAGCAATGTCATGCGGAGTACCAAAACTCATATTTGTCTTTTTAGGATCATTACCTTCTGATGTAATTTGTTCTTTTCTAAAATCTTGTTTAAGATCTTCAATAACTCCTTCTTGTTCTCTTGTCCATTCATCATGACTTAAATTAAATATATTTTCATATATATATTTTGTAGAAAATAATTTAGATTCTTTCATTGTATTTGCAAGTCCAATTTTTTCATTTAGCAATTCAACTTTTTGTTTTTCATAAACTATAGAAGGTGATGTCAATGTTAAATCAAAATTGACTAGATCTGCATCTGTATATCCTTGTGTATATAAATGTACAATTGCAATTTTAGTTAATTCTGATACAAATATTTTTTGTATTCTTTCGATAGTTCTTGCAAATCTAATATCTTCTGCTGCTAATGTTGCCTTACCTTCAACACCTTCATCATATCCTAAAAATGCTTTTGGTATTCTTAAAGCTGCATGCATTTTATTTCTTAAATAATCTATATCTTCTACTTGTCCATCATTAGATGTTCCAGGTAATGATTCAATATTAGTTCCAGATTCTCCTCCTCTAACTGGCAAATAATAATCTTCCAACATGTTTTGTAAATTGAATTTTAGATTATAGTCTCCTGTTTTATCGTCAATGTAAGGAACTTTTTTCATCTTATTAATAATACTCTGCATATGAGAATCGACTTCATTTGGTGGAATATTACCTATATCAATTTTGAATATTCTTCTTTCTGGTGCTCTCATTATTCTATGTAATAACATAGCATCTTCCATAAGAGTTAATTGTTTGAATATTTTTCTTGCACCTTCAATCATTGATTTACCATATGGTAAAAAGTTTGTATCTGATAGTAATCTAAAATGTGCTATTTCAAATGGTTCAAACTCTTGTCTAGTTGTACCACCTGGTGCCATATTTGTACCTTCAAAATAAAATTTTACTGCATAAGGATTTTTGTCATCAAACATTTCTTCTCGTCTAACTTCGTAAGCAGATAATGGAGTAACTCCTACAATACCTACTTCTTCATCGATATCCAATTGTAAATAAAAATCTCCATACTTACATGCATTTCTTATCCATGGCCATAAATTGAAATCAATATTCAAAACATCGTAAAATAAATTTCTTAAAATTTTTCTTATGGTATCATCTGAACTTGATATTGATAATGTATCTCCGTCTGCATCTTTAACTGTTGCTTCGTCTGCATATACATCTAATGCAGAAGAAATAATTGCATCAGTATCCATTGCTTCATAGTCTGTAAACAATTCAACTTTTGATGATTGAAAATTATATGATTGATTAAATGTATTATATCCCATTTTATTAGTATGCATACCTGCGAATCTATCCACATATTTGGTATTCTTCATACTACCTAATGATTGTAACTTGTTTGAATCTATAGCTCGTAAACGATTTTTACCTATTCTTCGAACTATTACGTTCGTTGAAAAAAGTCTACTAAGTCTAGATCTTAATGATTTGTTTGCCATAATTTCCTAATTTATTATAAATATGATAGTACTATAAAAGCCAGGTTAAATCGTCATTATCTTTATCCCCTGACTGCCAGTCCCATCCTGTTCCTTTCAAACTTTCTTTATTTGTATATACTCCTTCTGATTTTCCTATGCCTCCTAATGATTTTCTATTTAAGTCCATTCCTTGTTGTTGTAATCTTAATGCTGTATCTCTCATCCACAATCCTGTAGCAAATGACATTACTAAATCATCGTTATAACCTCTAGCTGCTTCTGCTCTATGACCTAACCAAATAAAAGTAAATAATTCATCTATTAATCTTTTAGAATGTACTAGTGGTGTTTTATCTCTAAAATATGTTTCTAGTTTAGATATTACTAATGGACGAGTTCTTGATGTCATTGAAAATCCAGGAACTTTTTGTGATTTCTTTTTTAGATCATAATTCTTTTTAAGATGTATTTCTTCATCTAAATATCCATCTTGTTTATATGAATAGTATAAATTTTGATATCCTTTATCTAATGCTACTTGAATAGATGCCCAACCTATATTTGCATTTTCAACAACAAGTAATGCATTATTATATTCTGTTGCAACTGAAACCAACATATTACCGTATTCTGTAGTTCCTATTTTACCTCTATATTCTGCGACTTGTTTACATTGTTCTGTATCAAATACATGAAATGCAGAATAATCTGTTGAATCACCTCTTGCAACATCAGCTACTACCATATAATTTTTTGAATAATTTGGATATTCCCATATCCAATAATTTCCATCAAATCCTCTTTTTTCAACTGGGTCTTTAACATATGTTTCTTGATACCATTGTAATATTTCACCATCGACTACTGTATGACCAGATGATATAAAATCACAATCACATTCTTGCGCTGCCATTTTTTCACCTAACAATTCTGTTTGTTTGGCTCTCCATGTTTCATCTCTATCTGGATGTACTGTCCAATGGAGCATTATATTATTAAACTCTCCTCCTGCAGTTGCTTCTACCCATTGTTTATGAAACCAATTACCAACACCATTAGGAGTAGATAATGCAATACAATCACCACCAGTTGCTAATGTTTGTTGAGCTGCTGTCCATATATCATCAATCTTATCAATGAATGCAGCCTCATCAAATATTAATAATGATAATGCTTCAGATCTACCTGCATCTCCTTTTGATGAAATAGCTTTAATTTGTGAACCATTTTTTAATCTCAATGATAATTTATTATCTTCTAATACTGAACCACTTAACCATTTAGGTAAATTTTCATGCATTACTCTTACTTTTGTAACAAGATTTTTTGCTACATCTTGTTTTGTTGCAATTACTAATACATTGAAATCAGACTTAAATAACATTCTCCATAATGCATATCCAGCAGTTAAAGTTGAAATACCTAACTGTCTTGATTTTAGAATAATGTTATATCTGTTTTGTGATATTTGAGTTAATGAATCTTCTTGGAATGGATATAAATTAAAGTAAATTTTTCCTTGAGTTGGATGTTGAATTATACAATACTTACGCATGAAATGTACTGGGTCTTGCACACATCTTTTGTATTCATCGCGTATAATTTCTTTTAATGTTTTCTTAACAGCCATAGTTTATTAAATATAAGAAAATTTTTTCAGAAAAACAAGAAAAAAGTAAATTATTTTTTACTAATTGTTTTACCTTTTTCAAATGATCTTCCACCAAAATAAGCACCAATCACTGTAATTAAAACTAGCTGTAATAAATCTGTCCATTTTTCTTCGACAGTAAATGCAATTGTTCCTGCATCGATAAATATCATCAGAACTGTACATACAACTAAAAATATTAAAACTAATGGTCTAACGTTTTTTGATAACCAAGAATCAGAATTCATATCTGCTTTCCATCGATCAGTTATATTAGCTTCCATTTTAGTTTCATAATCTGATATAAGTTCTCTTACTTTTTGTTCTGCAGCTAACTTTTCTTCTTTTGAAGTATGTAGATTATCTATAACTCCTCCTACGCCTTCTACTAATTCTTTAGCTCCGCCCGAAAATATTGTTCCTAATATACTCATAACTATTTCTCCTCTAAACTTGTTAATAATTCTTTTTTGAATCTATCATATTGTTCATCAATGTATTTGGTAAAATTTTCTTTGTAATCTGTTTGATCATATTCTTCTAATTCACCATCTTTGTTTTGAACGTATTGCAATTTTTGTTCCAATGCTTCTTTTAATATTTCTACTTCTTTGTCTGCATCTTTGAACCATGCTTTAGCATTTTCTAATATTTTTTTACGTTCATACTCTTTATACTTGCCTTCTGCTCTTAATATTGTTTCCATTTTTACAACACAATCAAAACATGTTTTATGAGTATTCCAAAACTTTTTATTTAATCGCTCTTCTTCCCCATACATCGATTGTCCACATTTTGGACACTTTTCTGGCATTTTTAGTATTTTATTTATTTCATCTATAATACTATTTACAGCTGTTTTTACACGAAACCCATCTTTTTGTTCCCATTGAATTTGAGTTCCATTTGGAGTAATTTCAGTCCATTTATCTCCAATATTTCTTTTCTTGTCTTGTTTTTTTGTAAAACCAAATGTTTTATTTGTTTGGAACTTATGCGTTCCTGCTAACATTTCTTTTACTGCTTTTACATTTTGTAACTTGTTTTTTGCCATACTTAATTTGTTTGTCTAATTTTTTTAATTAGCATTGTTATGTTTCCTTTAAGATTCAATCCTTTTACTAAATCTGCTACAAAGTCTGCTTGCTGGGTTGCAGGTTTAGTTTTTAATGTTTGTCGTAACATTTTCATTGCTTGTGTTTTATCAAGCTTTGACATTTTTGAATCTAATGCTTTACTTTCATTTGCTGTAGGTGCTGGTGCAGGTGCAGGTGCATCTATTCCTTGTTTTATAAGCATTCTAGACAATAGTCTAGCTACTTGAGCACTATCACCTGATATTGCTTTTACTACTGCAAGAAGACCAGCTGCTTGTTGTTGAGGTGCACCTTGTCCTAATGCTCTTTTTAACATTTTAACAGCCGCCATTTTTTCTATACGACCTAGATTCCTTGTTACTGTAGATCTTACAGGTTGTTCGCTTAATGATTGTTTTATTTGCTTTCTAATCATTTCTCTTAACTTATCTTCTTTCATAGTTTGTCCCTTTATTTTAATATAAATATACTACTTATCGCTAAGTCCGCCAATTCCTAACAATTGATTGATAGGTGCAAATAATCCAGTTAATTTATATGTTTTTCCTTTATATACAAATACTATACCTTCTGTTGGAACTAATTTTTCAAATCCACCTAAATCTTCAATTCTCTTTAATTCAAATTTTAATTTTTCAAGTGACGCTAAATCCTTAGATTTCTGTATGACTTTGATTTTTGCAGCTATCCTGGCTCTTATATCTTTTACTGCTTCTGTTGGTACTACTGATAAATAATCTGAAAT